GCCCTGTCAAAAGATCGGATTATATTTGTCTAAATAAGTTACAATGTCAAACAACCCACAATACAGAACTATCACCACAACCCAAGGAGATACAGTTCATTTAGTAGAATTACAAGGAGAAAATCCAAAACCACATTCAATACACGAAGCTGCTTGGACCTACGCAGACGGTAGACAAGAATATTACATTTATGGTCTAAAACACACCCAATCTTCATGGGAAAAGGCGATTACGTATTACAAGAAGACAAAAAGAGTCTCCAACAACGATCAAGAGTAATAACATATTTATAATAAATAAATTTTCATGAAAAAAACTATTGTTATAGCTATAATATCGGTTATACTTGCTTTTTTGTTATACGATTATTTTGCGCCGCATAAAAGATTTGATACTAAACCTTACGATGCAAAAATAGATTCTTTACAAAAAGAAAACGATTCTCTGTTTAGGGAAAACGATTCTTTGGACGTAAAAGAACAGCAGTTAGAAGTGTACAATACTCAACTTACTGTGCAAGCAAAAGATCTTAAAAATACTATTGAAGAAATAAAAAAGGACAATTCTCACATAGAAAAAGTTAATGCGTATACTCCAACGCAAGTTGATAGTTTTTTCATTAACAGATACACGTCGTCATACAAACAATATTCAATAGACACAACTCATTTACCATTACCTGTATCAAAAGCAGTAGTCATTGACGTATTGGAACTTGACAAAACTAAAACTGTGCTATTTCATACGGATAGTTTAGTAAATGTTCAAGATCAAATAATTAACACTAAAGACGGAATTATTACTACGTTAAGGTCTAAAGAGACAAATTATCAGTCTGTAATAAAAAACCAAGTTCAACAACAGGAAAATTATAAGATTCAAATCGCTGGATTAAAGAACGATTTAAAAAGAACAGATAGATCTATAAAATTTCAAAAAGTAAAAACTTTTGTTTTAGGAGCGGCAGTAATAGCTTTGGCCGTAACTCACAAATAATATGCCAGCCGAAGGAATAAACATACAAGAGAAGATTAAAGAGGAGTACGTAAAGTGTGCCACAGATCCTGTGTACTTCATGAAGAAGTATTACATGATCCAACACCCACAAAGGGGTCGACAAATGTTCGATCTTTATCCATTCCAAGAAAAAGTATTGAAGCTTTTCCAAAAATATCCGGATTCTGTTATCAACAAATCAAGACAGTTGGGGATTTCTACGTTGGTATCCGCGTACTCTTTGTGGCTTATGATGTTTCAAAGGGATAAAAACGTACTTGTAATCGCGACCAAACAAGACACGGCCAAAAACATGGTAACCAAAGTAAGATTCGCTTACGATAATTTACCTGAATGGATGAGAAAAATTACGAAGTCCGTGTCAAATAACCAACTCAGTCTTAAATTGACCAACGGTTCTCAAATTAAAGCTGTATCCGCAGCTGGAGACGCAGGCCGTTCTGAAGCTGTATCTTTATTAGTAATAGATGAGGCCGCATTCATTGATAACATTGAAACAATTTACACAGCCGCTAAAATGACCTTGGCCACAGGGGGTGGTTGTATAGCGCTATCTACTCCTAACGGTGTTGGTAACTGGTTTCACAACACTTACACTAAAGCCCAAAAGCAAGAAAATAATTTTTTACCCATATCTTTGCCTTGGACTGTACACCCTGAAAGGGACATAGAATGGAGAAAGCAACAGGACGTTGATCTTGGGGTAAGAATGGCGGCACAAGAGTGTGATTGCGATTTCGCAACTTCGGGTAACACTGTCATAGAACCAGAAATATTGACTTGGTACGCTGATAATTGCATAAAAGAACCCCTTAATAGAGAGGGACTCGACAGAGCTCTATGGGTGTGGGAATATCCAGATCCTATGAGATATTACATGGTGGTTGCCGACGTTGCCAGAGGAGACGGGATGGACTATTCTGCGTATCACGTGATAGACGTAGACACTTTAACGCAAGTTGCAGAATACAAAGCCCAAGTGGACACTAGATACTTTGCCAACGAGTTGATTTCAATTGCCACCAAATACAATCGAGCGCTATTAGTGATAGAAAACGCCAATATCGGATGGGACGTAATTCAATCTGTACTAGAAAGTGGATACAACAACATGCACTACAGTCATAGAGCTGATAACAGCGCTGACTTTCAAACTTACCTATCTGTTCACAACGGAAATAACACGTTAGTTCCAGGTTTTACTATGGCGACTAAGATAAGACTTAACGTCATAGAGAAGATGCGCGATTTCATAGAAAATAAACAGGTGGTTTTTAGATCAATAAGATTATTGGACGAGTTAAGAGTATTTATATGGAAGAACGGTAAGCAACAGGCCATGCAGGGTTACAACGATGACTTAGTAATGTCCTTTGCGATTGCGATGTTTTTAAGAGAGACTTCGGTTAGATACAAAAAAGCTGCTGACAGTTTGACAGTATCTGTAATGAATAACATAGGTAAGAGTTCGTCTGACATGGGATTCTATAATTCTAATAGTACAAACACGCAAAATCCTTGGAACATGAACGTATCTGCCCCAGGCGGAGATTACGTACAAGATCTAACTTGGTTATTAGGATAAAATAAAAAAATATTATGGCGCAAGCAGAAATTAAAAAAGATAACATATTCGCATCGCTTAGGAGATTATTCTCTACCGATGTGATCATAAGAAATACTGGATCCAAAGGCGGTAGTAGTCTTACTGTAATGGATCCTGACAACATTCAAACTAACGGTGTTATACAGACCAATTCTTTGATAGATAGGTTCCATAAAGTATACACTACATCGACTGCTTACGGCGTTAATTTAAACTTAGCGCAAAACTACCAATCTGCTCGTGTACAAATATACGCTGATTACGATGCGATGGATACTGATGCGATCATCTCTTCAGCATTGGACATTATTGCCGATGAGTGTACTTTAAAAGACGAATACGGTACATTATTACACATAACTTCGGCTGACGAAAATATACAAAATTTATTGGAGCAATTATTTTATTCTGTGTTAAACATAGAATTCAATCTTTGGGGTTGGGTTAGAAACATGTGTAAGTACGGTGACTTCTATTTAAAAATGGAAATATCTGAGAACTTTGGAATTTACAACGTAGTTCCTTTTTCTGCTTACAACATCGTTAGACAGGAAGGTTTCAATCCCCACAATCCAAACGAGGTAAGATTTAAGTTCGATCCCAATGCTGCGCTAGGAGCAACCACAGGTTACACTTCAGCGTACAATAACCAAGATCCAGGAATTTGGTTCGATAACTACGAAATGGCTCACTTTAGATTTACTGGAGACGTAAATTATCTACCTTACGGAAAATCTTATTTAGAAAATGCAAGAAAATTATTCAAGCAATATACTTTGATCGAAGACGCGATGTTAATTCACAGAATTGTGAGAGCCCCTGACAAAAGAGCTTATTATGTTAACGTTGGCGCAATTCCTCCTGCAGAGGTTGAGAACTACGTTCAGAGAATGATGAATAAAATGAAGAAGACCCCTTTAGTGGATCCTCAAACCGGTCAATACAACATGATGTACAACGTACAGAACATGTTAGAGGACTATTTTATTCCATTCAGAGGAAACGGAGATACTACAAGAATCGATACAATTCCAGGATTGACTTATAACGGTATTGAAGACGTACAATACTTTAGAGAAAAAGTATTCGCTGCTTTAAAGATTCCTAAAGCTTTCATGGGATACGAAAAGGACTTAACAGGTAAAGCAACTTTAGCCGCTGAGGACATTCGTTTTGCAAGAACAATAGAAAGAATTCAAAGAATTATAGTATCAGAGCTTAAAAAGATTGCGTTAGTTCACTTGTACGCTAATGGATACACTGACGAATCCATGGCAAACTTCCAATTGAGTCTTACTGGACCTTCTATCATATACGAACAAGAAAGATTGTCCATGTTGAAAGAGAAAGTTGACTTGATCAATCAAGCTTCTGAAGCCGCAAGCTTACCTAGGGATTACATTTGGAAAAATGTATTCCACATTTCTGAAGACGAATTTAGTGAGATGGAAGACATGATCATAGAAGATCAAAAACGTAAGTTCAGATACAAACAAATTCAAGAGGAAGGAAACGATCCAGTTGAAACTGGCCAAGCATTTGGTACGCCTCACCAATTGGCAAGTCTTTACGGAGGAAAACAAGATGGCAGCTTAAATGTGCCTTCTGGATACAATGAACTTGATCCAAATAGACCAACTAAAGTACCTGGAAGACCACAAAAATACAAGTCTACTTATGCCACTGATGATTCTCCATTCGGCCGTGATAGATTGGGATCGTACGACCTTAAAGCTAGTGCAGAAACAGGAGAGGACAGTTTCAAACCTAAATTTAAGGGAGGACCTTTGAATTTGGAAAATACAGCAGAGACAAAAGCCCTATTCGTAAAGTACCAAGGATCCTTAAAGAAAATGTTTCCAGAAAGAAAGACGAAGTTGTTTGAATCAGTGACCCTTGACGAAAGAAATATAATAGAAGACTCAGAAAAATAATAACATATTTATTGGTAGCCTATTTACACACACTATGGGAGTAAAACACAGTAAATACCGCAACACTGGAATTCTTTTTGAATTGCTTGTTAGACAAACAACAGCAGACCTTTTAGAAAATAAAGATTCCAAAGCGGTAAAAATACTTAAAAAATATTTCACCAATACAGACCTTGGTAAAGAATATAACTTGTATAACACTTTAGTTACGAGCAAAAAATTGACTGAAGCTAAAGCGGAAATATTAATTTCCACTGTTATAGATCAATATAAAAAGATAGATTTTGAGACTACAAATAGACTCAAATACAATTTGATCAAAGAGATCAAGAAAAGTTACAAGTTAGAAGACTTTTTTAAGGCTAAAGTAGAAAATTACAAATCTTACGCTTCCATATACACGTTGTTTGAATCTCAACATTCATCACA